TGGATTTATGGAGCAATGTCTAGCTTTCAGCAAATCATTAAAAGTTATGGTGTTAAATTTGTCATGAGTAGACTAAATAGTGACACACTTAAATCCATTGAAGAATACTTTATTGAAAGTGACCCTTTTTAATGTTGATACAAGCTGATGCAGTTGGTCTAGAGATTAGAGTAGCTGCTTTTCTTAGCCAAGACCCAGTACTTATTAAAGAGCTGGTAGATGGACTTGACATCCATACAGATAACCAAACTCGTTTTGGTCTTCCTTCTAGATTGATTGCTAAGATTTTTGTATTTCGTTTATTGTATGGTGGTTCAGCCTATAGCTATGCTAACGACCCAGAGTTTATGGAGATTAGTAAAAGTGAGAAGTATTGGCAAGCTGTTATTGATGCTTATTATGAGAAGTACAAGGGNATTAAACAATGGCACACTAGACTTGTAAGAGAGGCAGTAGAGACAGGTAAAGTTATTAGTTCCACTGGACGAGAATATCGCTTTCAAAAGTATAATGGGAATTACAAAGATACACAGATTAAGAACTACATTGTACAAGGAACTGGGGCTGACATTATGGCTTTGGCTAGGGTGTCTTTTTTTAACCGACTAAAGAAGTTAGAATATAAAGATTGTTTATTAGTGAATACAGTACATGATAGTTTGGTGATTGACTTTAATCCAAAAACATGCGATAATAAAGTACTAGCTAAAACATTACACGATGTTTTTAGAGATATTCCTAAGAATTTTGAGAAGTTGTTTTTAACCCCCTTTAATGTACCAATGGCTGCTGAAGTGCTAATGGGACAGAACTGGGAAGATATGGAAGTTATTAAGGAGTAATATATGTTTATTGAGATAGTTGATGTTGTACGTGAAGACAAGCCTAGTAGCAATGGTAAAGGAACTTATGGGCAATTAACTGTTACCTATCGTTCTAATGGTAAGGTAGCTGAAAAGAAGTTGATGTCCTTTACTAACCCTACTGTATTTAAATACTTTGAGACTGCCAAGAAAGGTGATTCAGTAGATGTCACATCGGTCAAGAATGAGAAGACAGGATACTGGGACTGGACAGGAATTAACCAAGGGGGAGCAGCTCCTGCTACTGCAAGTGCTCCTAACACAGCACCAAGTAGTGGTACAAGAGTTACAGGCAGCAATTATGAGACTAAAGAGGAACGAGCCGTTAGACAACGATACATTATTCGACAGTCTAGCCTATCAAACGCTATCCAAGTCCTTACAGTAGGGGCTAAAACACCTCCTACAGAGAAAGCTGTTTTTGATTTAGCTGAAGAGTTTGTATCCTTTGTATTTAAAGCACCATCTGCTTTAGACTTGTTGGTAGAAGAGTTTGATTCAGATATTCCAGAATAAGTTTTATGGGGAGGGAAGTCCTAGTGCCCTAGGGACACCGACAAACTGGTCTCGGTAAGGTATAGTTTTCCAGTATCAATCTATACAAAAATAGGCCTACGCAACCTAGCCTCCCCACCTTTTTTAAAGGGATAATATGAAAAAAATATTATTAGCACTATTAATCATACCATTAACAAGTCATGCGGCAGATAAATTTTTAAAGTATAAGTTTAACGATAAAGTGATTATTACAATATCTAACATTGATTGCCCACTTGCTAAACTTAAAAAAGACTTCCCTTTTGCTGTAGTAGCGAGTAGAGTAGATGGACAAAGACTATTTGGATGCTACACACATAATGGGGATGAAATTACAATACAGTGGGCTGGTGGGGACCAAACTAAAGTTCCAGCTAATGTATTCTTACAAGAATTGGAACCTGACACATGATTGAATATCTTATATGTTATTCTGGTGCTTTTATTCTCGGGTATTGTGCTGGTGTATTTACTATTGTGGTACTTGACTGGATAATGGAAAAAAATGATAGCACTCATTGATGGAGATTTAGTTTTATATCGCTGTGCAGCTAGTGCTGAGAATGACCCTTTTGAGATTGCTAAATCAAGGGTTAATGAACTTTTAGACCAGATTTTAGTAGCGATTGGTGCAACAGAATATGGCTTCTTTCTTTCAGGCAAAAAGAACTTCAGGAAAGCAATCTACCCTGAATATAAAGCCAACCGCACCCAACCTAAACCAGTACACCTTTCTGCACTAAGAGAATGGGCTTGTGAAGAATTAAATGCTGAAGTTACAGAACATGAACTGGAAGCAGATGACTACATGGGTATTTTTCAAGACAAGAGTGAAGAAGGTTCAACCACTATTTGCTCACTTGATAAAGATTTGTTAATGATTCCAGGCAATCACTACCAATGGCAATTTGGTACAAGTAAGTGGACTAAAGATGCAGTTAGACTTAATCAATCTAAAATTGAAGGCTTACGGTTATTTTATGAGCAATGTTTAAAAGGGGATAAAGCCGATAATATCAAGGGAATTGCTGGCCTTGGGGATGTTAAAGCTAAACGACTTTTAGAAGACTGCACTACTGAAAAAGAAATGCTTGATGTGGTATTAGAGCAGTATGGACATGAAGAAGAGTTTTTAATGAACGCTCAATGCTTATGGATATTACAAGGCTTTGGCCATTACTATTTGGAGAGATATGATGGACTTAAGTGAATATATGGAATTGGAACCAAAGATGGTCGAGGCATTAAAAGAAAATTTAGCAAATGAAATTAAATTTGATTGCGACCATAACAAAGTATTTGCCTATTTAGAAGTGTTACATGATATTATGAAAGATAGAGATTTCCAACCTTTTCGACTAGAAGTGCTGCGAGAGTTGTATGGTCAAGAGGTCAAGTAAACCTAAGACTACGGAATGGACAGAAGGAAGATTACGAGCATTTATCACTTCAACTCTTAGGGGTGGGTTTAGACGGTACCCCCCAAAGTATGAAACACTTAAAGAGGCTCTCTGGGGTAAGAAGTTAAACCCAAAGACAGGAAGACAAAGTTTACATTATACTTGCAAAGAATGTAAGCATGAGTTCCCAGCTAAAGAAGTGAATGTAGACCATGTCCTACCAGTAGTTGACCCAGAGACAGGTTTTGAGAATTGGGATGTATTTGTTAAAAGATTATTTTGTGGTAAAGATAATTTACAAGTGCTCTGCAAACCTTGCCATGATAAGAAAACTAAGCTAGAGAAAGGAACTCGAAATGGCAGCAAAAAATGACATCACTGGGGATGATATTAAATCTAGGGGTAATTCTGATAAGTTTAAAGAAGGTATGGACAAGATTAAACCATCATGCTTTAATGACTGTATATACTTAATAGACACTTACACAAAATGCCGAGTGTGTTATTGGCATCCTAAAAATCAATGGAATGAAGAGCGTATAGATACCATTGGACAAAACGGAAACGATGGGGGGCACTATGAGTAAACGAATCTTTGTGATTCCTGACACCCAGATAAGGCCAGGAGATGATACAGACTTCCTTTCTTATGTTGGTCAATATTGTGTAGATATGCTTCCTGATGTGGTGGTGATGTTGGGGGATTTTGCAGACATGCCCAGTTTGTCAAGCCATGATAAGGCAGGTAGTAAGAGTATGGAAGGGCAACGTTATAAGGCAGATGTAAAAGCAACCATTGAAGCAATGGAAGTATTATTAGCTCCCATTAAAGAAGAGCAAGCAAGTCGTATTAAAAATAAACGAGTAAGATGGAAACCTGAAATGATAATGCTCTATGGAAACCATGAGCATAGGATAAACAGGGCCATTCAAAATGACCCCAAATTAGATGGACTTATTAGCTTACAGGATTTAGAATATGAAAAAATGGGTTGGAAAACTGTCCCGTTTCTGGAACCGATTGTTATCGAAGGCATTGCTTTTTGTCATTACTTTGTTTCTGGTGTTATGGGCAACCCTTGCACTACCGCTCGTGCTCTTCTTACTAAGCACCATCAATCTTGCATCGCTGGTCATCAACAAGGCAGGGACATTGCTTACGGAAAAAGAGCAGACGGCTCCGAAATGACGGCCTTGATTGCAGGGAGCTGTTATGAACACAATGAGCACTACCTCAACCATCAAACAAATAACCACTGGAGAGGGCTGTATGTTTTACATGATGTAAACAATGGTTCTTTTGACGAGATGCCTATTTCACTTAAATACTTACGGAGACGCTATGGGAATACCTGATTATGNAGAAATTATACCAGAATGGAAGCCAGTAACAGTTAATAGGTACCCCGAAGAAAAAGCATCCGATAAGCAAGTAGGTGGGACTCATTATAAGAAGTTTGTTATACAACCAGCAGAGTTTTGCCATAAAAATAAAATTCCTTATTTAGAAGCGACAGCTATTAAATACCTTTGCAGATGGAGAGATAAAGGGGGAGTTCAAGATTTAAACAAAGCTATTCACTTCATAGAAATTCTAAAAGAATTTGAACATGATAACCCTTAAAGAATTACAAGAAAAAATAATAGAACAAGTTGACGAGGTTGACTTAATTGACCTTCTCAATTTAACTACAAAAGATTTGGTATATGCCTTTGCAGATAAAGTAGAAGACAAGGCTGAAACAATCATTAACGAACTGGATTTATAATATGGACATCTCTCAAAAGATTTTATCTGACGTAACAATTTTTAATAAGTATGCAAAGTTTATTCCAGAATTACAACGAAGAGAGAGCTGGGAAGAGTTAGTAGACCGCAACATGGCAATGCACATTCGTAAATACCCTCAACTTAAAAAAGAGATTAAGGAAAATTACCAATATGTTTATAATCGCCAAGTGTTACCTTCAATGCGTTCTTTGCAATTTGGGGGTGCTCCTATTGAGCTTGCTAATAACCGTATGTTCAATTGTGCTTATTCCCCTGCTAATCACCCAGCCATCTTTAGCGAAACGATGTTTAATTTACTTGGAGGTTCGGGAGTCGGGTTTTCGGTTCAAAAGTGTCATGTGGAGAAACTCCCTGCTATACAGGGTCCTACGGATAAACAAAGGAGGTTTTTAATTGGAGATTCTATTGAAGGATGGGCTGATGCTGTTAAAGTCCTTATTAAAGCATATACCCTTGGTAAGTCTGACCCTGTGTTTGATTTTAGGGATATCCGACCTAAAGGGGCAAGACTTATTACTAGCGGAGGGAAGGCTCCTGGACCAGACCCTTTACGCATCTGTCTTGATAAGCTTCGTAGCGTACTCAATGACTCTATTGGTCGTCAACTCAAACCAATTGAAGTGCATGACATGGTTTGTCATATCGCTGACGCTGTCTTATCTGGTGGTATCAGACGTGCTGCTCTAATTAGTTTGTTTGACCATGATGACTTAGACATGCTTTCAGCTAAAAGTGGTTTTTGGTGGGAGTTAAACCCTCAACGTGGTAGGGCTAATAACTCAGTAGTGCTACATCGTGATGTCATTACTAAAGAAGATTTCCTAGCTGTGTGGGAACGTGTTAAAGAAAGTGGTGCAGGGGAGCCTGGAATTTTTTGGACTAATGACTATGACATGGGGGCTAACCCTTGTTGTGAGATTGCTTTAAATCCTAACCAATATTGTAACCTTGTAGAAGTAAATGTATCTGACGTATCTACACAAGAAGAGTTAAATGGCAGAGTAAAAGCAGCTACATTTATTGGTACATTACAAGCTGGTTATACAGACTTTCATTATTTACGTAATGCTTGGAAAGACCAAACAGAGAAAGAAGCTTTATTAGGGGTAAGTATGACTGGCATTGCTTCAGGTGCAGTGCTAAAGCTATCTCTTAAAGAAGCTGCAGCTATAACAATTGAGGAGAATAAACGTGTTGCTTCTATTATCGGCATTAATGCTTCTGCTAGGATTACTACTGTTAAGCCAGCAGGAACTACGTCACTCGTTTTGGGTAGTAGCTCTGGTATCCATGCTTGGCATAACGACTATTATATTCGACGTATGCGTGTTGGCAAAACCGAACCTCTCTACACTTACATGGTAAAGAAAGTCCCTGCCCTCATTGAGGATGATTTTCATAAACCTCACTTGGAAGCTGTAATGTCGTTTCCTCAGAAGGCCCCAGATGGTGCTATGCTTCGTACTGAAAGTTATAGAGAGTTGTTAGAACGTGTTAAACGATTTAATATAGAATGGGTAGGAGAAGGGCACATCTCAGGGAATAATAAACACAATGTATCTTGCACTATTTCATTGAAAGATGATGAATGGGAAGGATGTGGAGAGTGGATGTGGGAAAACCGTGAGGACTATACAGGTATTTCTGTGCTTCCTTACAATGGGGGCACTTATATCCAAGCACCTTTTGAAGATTGTACTAAAGAGCAATATGAAGAGATGTTTAATCACTTGACATCTATCAATCTTAAACAAGTAACAGAACACGATGACTTGACAGAGGCTAAAGACAATTTGGCCTGTGCTGGAAATTCTTGTGAGATAAATTAGGAGGTTTATGTTTACATTATTTTTAGAAAAGTATGTTACCCCCCTTGTGGGGGCTGCAGGATTAGTATTGGGGTTGTATTTAAGTCATCTCTATCATGCAGCAATTGAAGCTAAACAATCTAAAGATTTAATAGCTCAGATTGAGAAGCAAAAAACACTTGACAATAATACTATTGTTCAGTTACAATTAGACCAAGAAACTCTTAGACAGAGTTATATTAAGTTAGGAGAAAAGTTACATGAAACGAAACTTACTACTGCTCCTTGTACCATTACTACTGACGGTATCAAGTTGTGGAATCAATCAAGCGGACTTACGCAAGACTTGCCCACAGATACCAAAGGAACTTCTGAAAGCACCAACGCCTCCAGTGGAATTAGTGCCGAAGACATCTTCCAAAACAAATTAGAGAATGATGAAATTTGTAATGGACTTCGTAAGCAAATAAATGCCATTATTAAATGGAGTAACGACACTTATGGAGAATGAATATAATGAAGTTGAGGCAACACTGGAAGTAACTAAAGCACTTATTGATGCAACATTAGAGCATTTACGTTTAGGGAATTTTTACACTTGCAAAAGAATGATTGGATGTATTACAGCTCCACTTGCTTTGTGTGAACATAAACTTGATAACTTAGCAGTGGGAGATAAAAAATGAGTATTGCTTTACATTTTATTACAGGTGTTGCAATTGGAATTGAATTTATTACCTCTGAAGAAGGGGAAACATTTTTTGTAGTAGATGCACTTATTGTGCGTTTAATTTTTGTTCGTAACTAAAAGGAGATAGGAAAATGAATTTTAATCAAGCAAATGTAACAAAAGTTGACAATGGTTATGTGGTAGTTTTATCTGGTTTTGACATTTTATCAAAACAACAGCTCACAGAACAGTATATTGCTAAAGATTTAGACGAAGCAATGCTTTTTCTAAAAGGTGAGACAAAATTGGCTTCATAGGAAGCGTTTAAACGCAATAAAAAAGGGCAGTCAATACGATGCCCTTTATTTTTATCTAAAACTTGTTGTAGGCTCTAGAAATAGCCTCTATAACGATTTTGGTGAAAAAGGGNGTAGATTTAGTAGTTATTACGTGTAAAAATGAAAGCCAAAAAACTTTTTACTTACTACATCCTCTAATGTTGGCTTAACCACCCAAAAGTGTAAAGCATAGTTTACATTTTGCCTGTTTTGTAAACTATAAGTGTATATACAGGCAAATTTATAAACTACTTGTTCAATACGTACATTGTTACTTCAAATCCAAAACGCATTTCAGTAGCTGCTGGTGTTGTCCACATAATAATTCTCCAAAAATGTAGTACAAATTTGTACTATACTTATATTATATCATTTATATGGATTTTTTACATTAGTAAAACCATTAAACTGACATAAGGAATAATGCCATTTCTTTTTGTCTACGAGCCAATAAACCTGCAGACACTTTTCCACCTGCCATATCCCACTTCAAAAACTCTTTGGCAGCCCCTTTAAAGTCTTCTTCATTCAAAAGTTTTAATAAAGTAGATGTTGCAAAAGCATGCGCACCTACATTGTAAGTAAAACTACATAGAGCATCAAATTGATTTTGATTAATCATTACAGTTACAGCAGAGTTAATAATTGTCACTGCCCATTGAACATCTCTATGTAAAATAGCTGTGGCTTCTAAACTGCTGATAGCTCCAAATACTTCGCCAGCAACAATCTTATGTCCAAACCCAATAGTTAATAAACCAGCAATGTCTTTATAAGGGACAGCTTTAAATCCTTCAAAACTCTTAATAAGGTCAATTCCGTTTTGTGAAATATTCATTATGTAGCCTGTGTTTGTGCAGTGAGGATACCATTAGTAAAAGTCATACTACCTTGAGTACCAGTTAAAGTTAAGGCACTTGTTGTTATAGTAACACTAATACCAGAAGCAATACTATTATATTGTGAGGCAGATAAATGATACCTTTGTAAGTTAGTTCCACCTTGCAAGGTAGTTAAATCATTATGATTACGAACTTCAATAGAAGTAATGTTACTGCCACTAAAATTTAAATTATTAAAGTATAAAGCAGTTGTTGCTGTTACTTGTTGCCAAAGTTTATAAAACCATTCCCTCCATGCAAATATGTTGGAAATGGCTTCTTTTGGGGGAGGGGGNAAAGGAAGTGACATTAATCTTCCTCAGAATAAACAAAGTCAGTGCAATAGCCATAGCCATGCAATATTGGAAGTTCTTTTTCTAAACGTTCTCCAATGTCATCTCGAACAATAAGAGAATTAGGAATTTCAATACAGTCTATTACTTTATACGNTTTCTTTGCAGCTTCTTTAACATTAGATGCGGTTCCAGTAGCAACAAGCACATAATCACCAGCAGACACCACCATGTCTTCTTGTACAATTTTTCCATTTTTTAATAAAGGGGCTTTACCCATTTTTACTTCACAAAGATGAACGTCATCAAAACATTTATGTAGGCCATAAACAGGATAACCAGAAGGGTCCCTACCAGTGCTCTTAGTAAATGGAAAGTCAGGTATAGCTCCAACTACACCAACAGCTATGTTACTAGATGCTTTTAAAGAATCAAAACCATGTACCAAGTCATACATCCACTCAACAGGGTCTCCTTTATGCAAGGCAGATTGAATGTTAAATAGAGGCCACCCTGGACGAGTTGTCCATTCCAATGGGCGTGGACTACCTTTACTATCAATAATAAAAGCCAAGTCTACATATCCACAATAACCAATGTATTTAAGGTATTCTTCTAACTTACCTAAAGTTTCATCAAATAGTTGAGATTGTTCTACATATTTTAACACTGTACCCATTTCACCAGTGTTTACACCATAGTTACCAGACATTAACTTTTTAAATTCAAAGTTTTCAGTTTTTAGTTTATTAAATCCATGTGGACCAATCCAACCACCTACAGCAATTTCAATACCAGGAGTAAACTCTTGTAAGATAAATGGTTGTTTATTTNTACCTTTAGACTTCCATCTTTCTAACATGAAAATCATATCAGCAGCAGATTTAGAAACATAACTTAGTGCTTTGTCTGCGTCTCCTGACGGCTTAGACACAAAACGTTTTGGGTTTGCTTTAACAAATTCAATAGCAGAGTTGTAGTCGTCAAAACACTCAGAAGGAATAACATCTAGACCTGCCTTTTCCAATATTTTCATTCCAAACCCACGGTCAAGCTCTAAATCAGCAGCTAAACTTGTAGGACCAACAATCGGATACCCTTGCTTGTGATACTTCTCTAAAAAGTTAATTTGATAGGCATTATCAGAAAGAACAATGATGTCAGCCCAATCCATAAATGGTTGCCAATTAACTACCCTAGGAATAATACCTCTACCAACTTCACTTTCTTCTCCTTTGATGTTCTTTTTAATCCATTGTTTAACTTCATGTCCAGATTCCATACAACGGATACCAAAGTCAACAAGTGCTCCAGTAGCATCAAGTAATAATACTTTCATAGTGNGAAAACTCCAAGGGGATTAATGTTGGAAACTGCTTTAGCACCTTCAGCAGAAGCAGCTCCAGATAAAGTCTTTTGTGCTAACAATTTAATTAATGCAGCACGTTTTTCTTTGCTAATGGATTGAGGTAAAGCTTTAATTTGATTTTCAAGCGTAGCAAACTGAGCATCTGTCATAACACCTGAACGAGTAATAGCAGGTTTAAGTCTAGCCAATTCACTAATCATTTTATCAGGATTAATCTCTTTTTGAATTATTTTACCAGTTTTAACGTCAATAGATTCATTTAATTGTGATATGTGTTGAGTGACGGCTTTAGCAAATTCACTTTTACCTTCTGGACTTTTCTTAATGTTTTCAAGAGCAGCAATGTATTCTTTTTTACCACCTCTAAAACCAGACTTAAGAATAGTAGGAATAGAGTCTCTAGCAGCAGAAATAAACTCTTGCTCTTCAGCAGATTTTAAAATGTCGTAAGTTCGTTTACCAGTGTTACTTTCAAGATAATTATTAAAACTTTCTCGTAATGCTTTTTGTGCATCAGGAGAAATCATTTTTTTAGTCTCACCCTCAACAGTATAGGAACCACCATTTTGGATTAAATTGATAATATCTTGACTTGCTTCTTTAGCCACTTTAGGATTAGAACTTGTTTGATTATCTAATATCATATTTAGATTATTGCGTTCTGTAGATGATACAAGATTACGTTCACTTAAAACATCTAAAGATTTATTTAATTCTTTATAAGCTGGTGAATTTATAAAAGCATTAGGTACCTTTTTAGTTACAGTTTTACTTGGAATTGTCCTAACACCCGCAACACCTAATTCTTGTCTAGCTGGAGTTGTAACAGTCATGTTTACTTTTTTCTTTAAAATATCTGACATATCAGAATACAAGTTATTTCTAACAGCATCAGATGCTTTTTCNCCCTGCCCAAAAATAAATCCTTGATTTCCTAAAGTTTCTTTTAAAGTTGCTTGTGTTGTGTCTGAAGCTTCAGTAGAAGACATACCACTAAAAATAGGCTTACCAAACATCTTTTCTTTTGCAACAAGAGCTGCCTTCATTTCACCTTTAGATTCAGGAATCATAGAAGCAAGTGTTTTTCCAGAAGAAGGAAGTATTACTTTACCTGCAGCAGACTTAGCTAATTTAGCACCAATCTCAGGAAGAGCCCCTGCTCCTGCTTCTAAAGCAAATGTAACCCCTTCAGGAGCACCAGACATACGTCCAAATTCACCTGCTAATCCAGAAGCTAGGCCAGCTACAGCACCTCCAGGAACTGTTACTTCAGAAAAAGGCCCTCCAAGTAAACCAGTACCAGCTCCTAAAGCAGTAGAAGTANCAACTCTTCCTAAACTAAAGTCCTGCTCTTCTGTAGGTTTAGTAAAGAAGTCACTAACTCCTTCTTTAATTCCAGATAGTTTTTCTTTGATAGGGGANCCTAGTTTAAACTTCTTAGCATCTTCTTCTGTAGCTTTTTTAATTGCAAATTGAGCATCAAACTGTTGTTTAGCTTTAGAAACATCTTCTGGATTTTTAATTCGTGGTTTAACTACTTGTTCAAAGTATTGATTACGGGCAGCTTCTTTTTTATCATCTGGAAGAGATTTGAACTGCTCACTCTTAACAACTTCTGTCCAAGGTTTAGAAGGTTTATAAGCAGCATTTACTTTTTCAATGTGCCCTTTTGTTTCTTCTGGGAGATGGTCTTTCCAATTATCCCCGTGCTTTTCTAAAATGTTATCTATAGCACCAGGACCAGCATTGTAAGCAGCAACTGCTTTTTCATGGTCTCCATTATATTTAGAAAGCATAGCAGATAAATACTCTTTGCCTACTCTACGGTTTTCTTCTTCAGAAGAGTCTTTAGCAGGGGTAACACCAAAGCCAGGGTCTTTAGCTGTCTTTGGCATAAGTTGTGCCACACCAATTGCCCCTTTAGGGGAAGTAACAACTTCTCCAGAGTCTTTAAATTGTTTATTTCCTGATTCTACTTTAAAAGCAGCATCAATTAGCTCTGGAGGAGCATAAGTATTAAAAGTATCTTCCATTAACCNCCCCCCCAAAGTTTTGAGTAATCATTACCTTTTACAGCAGGACCTCCTGCTTTTTTAGCTTTAAGGTCTGCTAAAGAAACACCTTTAGGAGCATCTTGTAAATCTAAAATATCACTAACTGTAAATGGAATTTGATTTTGTAATTGGTTCTTATATTGTTTTACTTTTATTTCTTGTTCAGGAGTTAAAGTTCCTTTATCAATAGCAAAATCTAAACCTGTATCTACAATTTGACGAGCTTGTGCAAGTTTAGTATAAACTGTTTCAATTTTATCATTAGGTTGAATAGCTAATTTAGCCATTTGTTCAGATAAACCTACAAGACCTGTAGCAGCACCTACAGACTCAATAACTGCTAAGTTGCGAGATAAACCAGCAAAAGCAGCATCATAAATTTGATAATCACGTTTAGACACTTTATTAACCATTGCATCTTTTGTAGCTGCAAGAATACCTTTTTGTCCTGATTTAAACCCAGCCGTAGACACTGAATCATTTAAACGTGAAAGGTTAGACAAGTCTTTAACAGCTTGCTCACCTGACAATACAATACGGTCCATTTGTTGTTGAACACGACCACCTGCTTTTCCACCAGCTTTAGCTTCTGCAGCATATTTTGCAGCAAGAGCTTCTTTCTCTTTAATTTCTGCAGGGAGTAATTGTTGTTTACGAGCTTCTTCAGAATCTTTTCTTTTTTCTTCTGCAGCTTTAAATTCAGCTTCTCTTTTTTCTTTTGCTTGGTCTAATGTAAGGCGTTCAGCTTTATCTTTAAATTCAAGTTGGTCTTTTGCAGACATATACGATTGAGCTTGATTTTTAAAAGTAGATTGCAATTCAGGAGTAAATATTTTAGTAGAAATAGGTTGTCCATTTGGCCCTGGAACAGTTTCAGGCATAGGTTTTCCCATTGATGTAAAAGTCATTCTAGCCCTATCAAGAGCACCTTGACTATCAATACTATTAAAAATACCTCCTGTTTGAGTAAGGGTCTCCGTAATTAATTTAGAATTTTCTTGTTTAAGTTTAGAAATTTTTTCCAGTTGATTATAAGCATCATTTACCATATCCTGCCCAGCTTTATAATTATCAGGATTACGTTGAAGCTTTTGCCCGATAGCTATTTTCTTTTGTAATGCTTGCATTTCTTTATCATTAGCAGCATAATCTTGAGCTGCAGTTTGAAATTGTTGTACAGGAGTTTGTACAGTAGATTCAGTAGGAACAGAAGATTCGGCTAAAGTAGGAATAGCTGTTCCAGGCACTGTAGCTTGTTTTGTTTCTGTAGGCATACCTCCAGATTCACCTGGTAAAATACCTTGTGCCATTGCTGGGGCTTGTGCTGCTGCTCCTGCCATTGGAGACATAGGTGCCCCTGCTGTTAAAGGAGCTTGCGGAGTTGTTCCTGGGGCTTGTGCTGCCTGTGTAGGAGTAGTAGGTTGAGATGAAGTTGCTAGGGTAGGTTGGTCAGCAAATGCTGCAGACCAATCTGCTTTAGCTTTAGCAGCATCTGCTTGTTGTTGCCGTAATCCAGCAAGTTTAAGTTTATTTTCTTCAATTGTTTGTGCACCAGTTACTGCTGATTGGTAAGCATCCATTAATGTAGCCATAATTTATTCCTTATTGAACCGCTTGAACGCCCATAGTTGAACCAGGACCTGTATAATTACCAGATGAATCATAATTAACTGGATTATTAAAAGACGCAGAACTAGCATTACTGCCAAATACTGAACTTAATCCTCCCAATCCTCCCATAATATTTCCCAAAGCATTTTGCTGACCTTGTTGATTTAAAGCATTTTGCTGTACAACACTTAAAGGAGCTGTAGTTGCCCCAGATAGTTGCGACAATTGACTTAACATATTATTATAATAACTGTTAGCATAGTTTTGATTATATTGTTGTAAAGCAA